CAAGGCTTGGCTTGAAAAAGTCGGGCAAGTAGCAAAAACAGATAAGCCAAAACCAGTCTCAAAGAAAGATGAGGAATAACCAATGGCTGTATTTCTAAACAACAAGGTCGGCGTAAAGGTTAATTCCGTTGACCTTTCTGACCATGTGACCGCCGTCACATTAAACCGCGTGTTTGATGAACTTGAAGTTACCGCAATGGGTGACACAGGTCACAAATTCGTTAAGGGCTTGGAAGCCTCAAGCGTGACGATTTCATTCCTAAATGACACCGCCGCAGCCAATGTTCTTGCAACCTTGCAAGCAGCATGGGGAACTTCAGTTACCTGCGTCCTATTACAGGAAAAAGGAACTGCCGTTGGCGCAACCAACCCACTTTACACATTCTCAATTTTAGTAAATAACACCACCGACATCAATGGCGGAGTTGGAGATATTGGAATGCAGGATGTAACCTTTACTATTAACGGCGCTGTTGCCGTTGCAACAACAGGTACATTCTAAGGGGATTAAATGATTAAACTCAGAGTCACCAAGGCTTCAGGTGATGTTTTAGATTACGAAATTTCACCTGCTCTTGAGTACGCATTCGAACAAAACTTCAAAACTGGATTTCATAAGAGATTCAGGGATGAGGAAAGACAAAGCGATGTCTATTGGTTAGCATGGGAAGCCGAAAGACGAGCAGGAATTACCGTTCCTCTATTTGGGGATAAGTACCTTGAGACACTTGCAAAAGTAGAAATCATGGACGCCGACTCCCCAAATGGGTGACGCGGTATGACTTTACATATTTGATTGCTTCACTAGCAGTTGAAACCGGCATACCGCATTCAGAGTTTTTAAAAATGGATAGGTCAATGTTATTAGCAACATTGGCTTACATGAAAGACAAAGCAAAAAAGGTGGAAAATGCGAGTAGAGGTAAAAGGTATCGTTGAGGTTCAAAAAGCCTTAAAGAAATTCGCGCCTGACCTTTACAAAGAAATGAACAAAGAAATTCGCGACGCAATGCGTGTAGTTGTCAAAGAGGCTCAAGGTCAAGTTCCTGATCAAATTACTGGGTTAAGTGGTTGGCAAGATCAAGGCAAACAAGTTGTTTCAAGAACTGCCGGCAAGGTTCGTGGTTTTCCTAAATACAATCCAAATGTAATTAGAAAAGGTTTAGGATATTCTTTAGGACGCTCACGCCGTAATAGTGCAGGTTTTGTTAATGTTTACAGATTGCTTAACAGATCAGCCGCCGGCGCAATCTATGAAACCGCAGGTCGTAAAAACCCTCAAGGTCGTTCACCAATTCAAAGCATTGCGAGTGATTCTTTTGTGCAGGGTTTTGAAGGAACTTATAAATACAAAGGCAAGGTAAGAAACCGAGCAACTCGCAATTACAACAGCAACAACCCTTTTGCCGGTTATCAGTTTGTTACAGCAATTAACGACGAAGCAAAATTAGAAAGTATTGGTAGAGGCAGAAAGAACCAAGGTCGTTTACTTTATGCCGCTTTTGCTAAAGATCAAGGTAAGGTTACAAAGGCAACCTTTAAAGCAATAGACACCGCAATTTATAAATTCAACTCAAGTTTAAAGCGTAGAATAGGACTTGCCGCATGAGTGCAACCGGTATTGAAATCCCAATTATTAGCACCTACAAAGACAAAGGTGCGAAGGCTGCAAGCAAGTCGCTTAATGTTTTAACGAAGTCCGCAAAGGCTTTAGGTCTTGCTTTTGGTGCTTATCAAACTTTAAAATTTGGAAAAGGTGCGGTTAAGGCTTTTGCAGATGATCAAAAGGCAGCCGGCGCACTATCTAAAACATTACAAAATTTAGGTCAATCTTATGCAGTATTAAGCACCGCAGGTTTTATTCAGAACTTACAAAACCAAACAGGCATTTTAGATGACCAACTAAGACCGGCGTTTACCCAATTAGTTAACTCAACTTTAGACGCTAGAAAAGCGCAACAATTACTTTCAATTGCCTTAGACACTTCAGCCGGAACAGGAAAAGATTTAGCAAGCGTTACAGCCGCATTAAGTAAGGCAGCCTTAGGTGAGAACACCGCTTTATCAAAACTAAACATTGGTTTAACAAAAGCCGAACTTAAAACAATGGACTTAGATAAAGTCACCACCTTTTTGGCAAAAAAGTTTGATGGTCAAGCCTCATTAGCAGCCGAGTCTTTTGCCGGTAAGATGGCAATTCTTAAGGCTAAAGCCGAGGACGCAAGAGAGGAAATCGGCGGCGCTTTAGTTCAAGCCTTGGATTCCGCTTTTGGAGACCCTGATAAATACGGAAGTAGCATTGACAGCATTTCAAACAAGTTAGTTGGTTTAATAGGCAATGTTTCAAAGTTTATTAACATTACTAAAACAGGATTACAAAACCCAACTTTAAAACCTACCTCTGCCGAGTTTGGTTACAAATTAAATTTTGATAAACCTTTTGACCCAATGGCTATGAAATTTGATTACACAAAATTACAAAAAGAGGAAAAGGCTTTACAAAAAGAGGCTGCAAGACAGTTAAGACTACGACAAGCCGCCATTGCTAAAGAAAAGGCTTTAATCGCCGAGCAAAAGAAAATTGAGGCTGATCGAAAGAAACTTGAGCAAGCCGGCGCAATTTTTGACATGGATCAAATTCAGATTTATGCAGCATTACAAAACAAGATAACAGACCAAGAGAAATTAAGATTATCTTTACAAATGGCTTTACTGCAAGAGAATGCAACTGAAGCGCAGAGACTAGCAACTGAATTATTTAAATCACAATTACAAACCACTAACCTTGCCGACGCTATTGCCAAACTACCTCGAGCGCTTTATCCGTTTAGTGGATGGTCAGACGAAATTGACTTATTGCTTAAACAAATTGAGTTACTTAAAAAACTATTAGCAAGCATGAACTTGCCTGCCGGTTCAACACCTGCCGGAGTGATTGGCGCGATGGGCGGTTATGACGCCGGTGGTCGTTATGTTGGAACTCCGTTTGGTCAAGCCGGTTCAAATGTAAGCACCTACATTGGTTCTCAAGGCGGTTATGACATGGCAGCAAACTATGTAGGAACTCCGTTTGGTCAGGCTCAACCTTCAACGACTAACATTTATGTTAATGGTGCTACTCAACAATTATTAAACGAGTTGCGCAACGGTTTAATTGATTCCTCCGCTTCAGGTTCTTTTGCAACGGTAAACCCAAACCGATAACATGAGTTTACCTGTACTAGATGTAAGCCTTAACTTTAGTTCAGGCGCTACTTTTGGAAACCCTTTTACATTGGACGACCCTGTAAATGGTGTTTTAGGAACAGGATTACTCTCAGATTCCTCAGCCCCTGCCCTAGTAATAAACTTAACCGATGTAACTAGACAGATACAAATTCGACGCGGTAGAAATATTAGCCGAGATACTTACGAGGCAGGAACTTGCACCGTTCGTATTTATGACCAAACAGGTCGTTTCAATCCTCAAAATACCAGTTCAGATTTATTTGGCTTTTTAACACCTTTAAGAAAACTTAGAATTTCAGCAACCTACTTGGGTATAACTCATTACTTATTTAGTGGTTACACAACTGATTACATTTACACTTATGACCAAGCCGAGAACATTTCCTATGTAGATATTAACGCAAGCGACGCGTTCCGATTATTAGCAATGGCAACTATTACTTCGGTTACCGGTCAAGCGGCTGGACAAGATACCGGAACGAGAATTGATAAAATTCTTGACACCGTAGATTTCCCTGTTTCAATGAGAACTTTAGACACCGGTGATTCCTTGACTCAGGCTGACCCTGCAACTAATAGAACTCCATTGGCAGCAATCAAGAATTGTGAGACCTCAGAACAAGGGGCTTTCTTTATTAACCCTGAGGGCAATGCAGTATTTAAAAACAGATCAAACACAATATCCTCAGCCGGTGCAACTCCACTTGCCTTCAATCAATCCGGTGGCATACCTTACAAAAATCTAATTTTTGCATTCGATGACAAACTTATTGTAAACAAGTCAACAGTCACCCGAGTCGGTGGCTCACCTCAGACCTACACCGACGCCGCTTCGCTTGCCGAGTACTTCCCGCATGTTGTTAACTTCAGCGATCTAGTTGTTCAAACTGATACCGAGGCAGCCAATATAGCCGCAATGTATGTCGGAACTAGATCGACGACAAGCATTCGAATTGACCAAATGAGCGTTGACCTCTATGACCCATTAGTGCCAAACGGAACAATGCTTGACTTAGACTATTTTGACAATGTAGTAATAACCAACATTCAGCCCGATGGCTCAACCATTGTCAAGAATTTACAGATTCAAGGGGTTAACTGGGAAATCACTCCAAACTCATTCCTTGGAAACTTCACTACACTTGAGCCAATAACAGATGGGTTCATAATTGGGAACAGCACCTATGGCATTATAGGTGAGGATATTTTGTCCTACTAAGGTATAATTAGAGACTAGGGAGATCAAACTATGGCAGCACCATTAGGATTTAAGACTTTTAACACCGGCGATGTTTTGTCGGCGGCTGATACAAATGGGTATCTTATGCAAGGAATTTGGGTTTTTGCAGACGCAACAGCCCGAGACGCAGCCGTTACCTCACCTCAAGAGGGTAATTCCTGTTATCTAAAAGACACCGATGTAATTCAAGTTTATTCAGGTTCGTCATGGGTAGTCAAATCAGGCGGCTCATCCCCGTTAACTACAAAGGGTGATCTTTATACTTATTCAACAACAGACGCAAGGCTAGCAGTTGGCGCGAATGGCACAACACTCGTAGCGGATAGTTCTACTGCCACAGGCTTAAAGTGGGATACACCTGCGGCTGGTGGTGGTATGACCCTAATTGAAACTTTAGCATTAACCTCTGGGTCAAGTGTTACAAGTTCTACCATTGCAGGAACTTATACAGATTTACAAATAATTATTAGAGGCGCATTATCTAATAATAATTCTGCATTTTCAATGCGATTCAATGGAGATACTGGATCAAATTATACTCATTATTATATTAGAAATGATTCATCAACTATTACTGGTGTAGGTCCTACAACTGGAACTGATATTGCTTTAAATGGTGCAACTGACACAACCGCAGGATACCTAAATGTTTATTACAATGATATGTATATTAGGCGTTATGCAGATTCTAATTTTAAATCAGTATTTCAAACCCAATATATGGGAGAATATCCTGGGTTTTATATGAGATATGCATTATGGAATAACACCAGCGCTATTACTTCAGTTACTATTAAATGTGATGGTGGAAACTTTACAGCAGGTAACGCTTATATCTATGGGGTGAAATAATGACTAAACCAATGGTGAGAATTTATACAGGCGATGGTGAGTTTATAGATCGTGAAATGAACGCAGAGGAATTTGCTCAATATAAACTAGATGTCGCAGCAAGAACGGCAGAAAAAGAAGCAGAAGAAGCAAAGGTGCAAGCCAAGGCAACAGCCGAAGGCAAACTTGCCGCACTTGGTTTAACTACTAATGATTTAAGGGCTTTAGGTTTATAGCACAATCTTGAGGAAGTGTGACAAATGAAACCTTGGCTTTCTAAAGCGGCAACGCAGTTTCGAGATCAAGTAAATGACTCATTCGCTGATCGCCGTAAAACTCTTGATGGATGGATTGGTGATCTGCGTCACTCAAATAGAGTTAGTCAGCACAATCCCAACGAGCAGGGTGAAGTCTGCGCATTGGACATTGACGCTCGCTTATCTGAGGAACAAGGAATTGCAATCTATTTGGCAGATCAAATTAGACTTGCAGCAAAACAAGGTGATCGACGCATTCTTTATATAATTTTTATGGGCAAGATTTGTTCTGCTAAATCCTTTTGGCGTTGGGTCAAATATCGCGGATTAAATCCCCATACAAAACATATACATATTAGTTTCAAAGAAAACCAAAATGGCAAACCTTTTAACATACCACTACTAGGGGGAACGAATGAAGTTATCAAAAAAGCATAAGGCTGCGATCAAGTCTTATTTAAGAGCGGTTTTTGCTTCCGGAATAACTGTTGCGCTTGCGATTGTCGCTGACATCCATCCGGCATATGCAACACTCTTAGGCGCTATCGTCGCCCCTATTGCTAAAGCCGTTGACCCTTCCTCAGGTACTGAGGTTGACTACGGAATTAATGCGAAATAATGGACGCCGCTTCATGGGGTGGTTTAGCCGCCGCCGTCTCCGCCGTATTAACAAGTTTCTTTTTGGGTCTCCGTTATCTTATTAAAGGGTGGTTGTGGACTCTAACCCCTAATGCTGGAAGTTCTCTTGCTGATCGTCTAGCAAGAATTGAAACTCGCCAAGAGGAATTACTGAGGATTGTCACCGATAGAAAGTAAACTGTACCTATGGCTCAAAAGAAAAAAAGAAAGATTACTCGCCGTAAAGGTAAGTATCAGCATGAGCAGGTTCTTACTCGCTTAGATAGTTACGCAATAAGCGTTCGTGAGTATTACCTGAGCCTAAGACGAGCAGGGTTTCCAGTAGATCAGGCAATGGGTATGTGTGATAAAAATACTTTCCCTGATTGGTTAACACCAACGACACCGGAGTTCAATCCTGTTAATCCTGACCATGACCCATACGAGGACGAGGACTAAATTAAGCGAATTGTTCTGATCTCAGACCTTCAAATTCCATACCATGACCCAATTGCAGTTAGAAACCTTTCACGCTTTATTGCGAGATGGAAGCCTCATCAAGTCGCAACGGTCGGAGACGAAATTGACCTCCCTCAATTATCTAAATGGGAAAGAGGATTGGCGGGTGAGTTTGCTGGCACACTTGACAGAGATCGCAAACTTACTCAAAAGATATTAGAGCAACTTCAGGTAACCGACATGGTTCGGTCTAACCATACTGATCGTTTATGGAACTCAATTAAAACTAGGTTGCCCGCTTTTGGTGCATTACCTGAATTAAGGTTTGAAAATTGGCTTGGGCTTGACTCCCTTGGGATTAAATTTTGGCGTAAACCTATGCCTATTGCCCCGAATTGGATTATCCTTCATGGCGACGAAGGCACTATGTCTCAAAAGGGTGGTCAAACAGCCCTAGGATTGGCTATAAGGCATGGTAAAAGTGTGGTGTGTGGACATACTCATCGTGCGGGTTTATCTGCGATTACGGCGTCCTCAGGGGGCAAAATAGGGCAAACCTTATGGGGTCTTGAGGTTGGCAATTTAATGGATTTCAAATCTGCCCGTTACCTAAAAGGTGGGAGTGGCAATTGGCAACAAGGATTTGGCTTAATGTATGTTAAAGATACTAAGGTGACCCCTGTATTTGTACCAATAGACAGGTCAGGCAGTTTCACCGTTGAAGGTAAAACCTACGGTTAACCTTTAGGGTTCGTTATCAAATCGTTATAAAACACGCCGGCACTTCCTTTGTGAGTGTCGGTTCTTTGTGTCATCCTTTACTTATCCAAATTAACGGATTTGGTGTAACGGAAAGGACAGTATGAAACTTACAGCCAAGGATTTCGAAAGGCTGACAGAAAGTCAAATGCAGTTTAAAGGCATTGACTGGGAAGTGCAGATTACTAGGTTTGATGATGAGCCTAATTTTCAGCATGAGTATATTTATTGGGTTGAGAATAGCGCAGCCCTAGTTTTGGCAATCAAATACCTAGAGCAAGAGGGTTTTGAGTATCAAGCCAATTATGATCTCAAATTTGATCAGCCAATAATTACTACTAATTATGCAGGGTCATGGCTAACAGTATGATCGAGGTAGTGGAGAGCGTTGCAACTTCCAAGTTTAAATTGGTTTACTTGGCAGATACTGACCAATACATGTCAACTACCGAAAATGTTTTGGGCAAGTTTAGTTCGATAGGTGAATCACCTGAGGACTCAAACCGAAGTTTAAGGGCAAAACTATACTCATTGATTGCAAGTTATATTGAAAAGGAAAGGGTCAAATCATGAATGCTGCACTATGGACAGTTGCTGGAATGTTCGTTGCGCTTGCTTTAGGCTTGATTTATGAGGCTTTGAAAGAGCATTACTACGAGCAAGGATTTTGGGCTGGTCGTTCCTCAGGATGGAAAGCCAGTTTAGAACACCAACAAAAACTACAACGAATGAAGTCAAGGGCGGTTTTTGACTATGAAAAAAACTGAGGACTTATTAGATGAAGTGCGGATTACCTTGTCGGACAGAGGTCATATCTACGGTAACGCGTCTCTCAATCACCGCCGTATATCCGAATTATGGTCGGGTTACTTTGACAGTTATATCTCACCTGAGCAAGTCGCAATGTGCATGTTACTTGTCAAGGTCTCAAGACTCTCGCAAACCAGCGATCACGAGGACTCTTTAAAAGATTTGTTGGGATACGGTTTGATATATCATCAAATTGTGAGAGAAATGAGAGGTGAGGACGATGGCATTTAATTTGGATAATTACATGACAGCCGAGCAGAGAATTGAACTGTTCGCTAAAGATAACCCTGACATGAGACAGGAATCGGAGTGGAAAATAGAGGATGGCGTGATCTATGTCACATGCAGACTTTATAGAACTTGGGCTGATCAATTGCCTTGGGTCTATGGGTTAGCAGGTGAGAGCGTCAAGACTCAGTTTGCTATCGAAAAGGCAGAAACCTCAGCCTATGCAAGAGCAATAACAAATACAGGGTTGCCCCAATACTCAACAACTGTTGACGGTGTTAAAGCACCTAGAGCAAACAGGGCTGAAATGGAAAAGGTCATGGACGAAAAACAAAAGACTTTTAAAGAAAAGTTAGAGTCTAGGACTTATGGCGCAGCCGGCTCAAGATCAGCCGCAGTCGAGGACTCTTTAAGGGCTGCGTTTGCAGAGGACAGAAAAGAACTTGCACAAACTGTTTGGTCAGTTGGTGAGGTAGTTGACTCATTACCGGCAAGTACTCCAATACCTATGCCATGCGAGAAAGGTAAACAAACCTTAAAAGAGGGAATTTCAAAGGGTGGTAAGCCTTATTATGGCTATGTCTGCGGTTGTGGCAAACCTAAAGACCAACAATGCCTGCCTCAATGGGCTAAATTATCAGCGAATGGCAGATGGTATTTCGAAAGCGAGAACAATGGGTGACTTAGAGATTATTGACCCAAATGGAGTCAGAGCAACATTTACCGATAAAGGCATTGAAGTTGACATTGTGCCTTCAAATGAGTGTTGTGAGATTTGTGGAGACGCTCGAATGCTAACGCATGAGGATTATGTTAAATGCTTTAGGTGTGGCTTCGAGGACTATTTACAAAACCGCAATGATTATAGACCTAACTAAAGATGAGGTTAGGGTGGCTACCCAACTTGCTATTGAAAGATGGCTTGCCAAATGGGATTCCGTCGACCGCCCTAACTATGCTGAAGGTAAGGCTAATGGCAAACTTGAGCATGAAGTATTGGCAAACATAAGAGCCAATGTCTGCGAGTGGGCTGCCGCTAAATTCTACAATCTTGCATGGAATGTTCCTTGGTATCCAAATGAGTTACATAACAAACGCTTTCAATTGAGTGACATAGGCGAGGGCGTAGAGGTCAGATCGGTTAGGACTAGAAACTCCGTTCCCTTTTGGCAAAAAGATTGGGGCAAAACAATCGTTGCTACAAAGTGCATGGATGAGGAAAAGTTCTCTCAAGTGTTTGTTTTCGGTCATGTCGAAGCAAGTCATTTTGCCATTGATGATTTATGGGATGAGTCAATTAGTGGTTGGCGTATTCCATTAGAGTTGTTTGAGTTAGATGAGCCAACACCGTAAGCACCGAGGTTATCGGACTCAAAAGGTAGTTGCTGAGTACCTGAGAGTTTGGTATCCGTATGCTGAGCCTACCGGTGCAGGTCGTCAAGGGAGTGACATTCTTGGAACTCCCTATGACATAGAGGTTAAGGCAGTAACAAAATTTAGTCCTTTAGCGTGGATTAAACAGATTAAAGAGCGTAAATCCGATAAACTCTCGTTCATAGTATTACGCTGCAATGGGCAGGGTGAGAAGGTTGAGGACTATGTGGTCTTGCTTCCAATGGGTCAGTTCATGGGATTATTAAATGACTGAGCCTATAAGGTGCGCTTGCGGTTCTTGGACTTATGATAAAGAGAACTGTAAGGTATGCGCAAAGATCAATGCCCTGAGTGTTTAAAGTACAACACCAACACAACTAATTACAACAAAGACTACTTCCATGAGTGTATGGATTGTGGTGCTGAATGGAGTGAGGGCTATGGGTGAGGCAGGTTATGACTGTCAATGGATTGACCAATATGAAATAAATTGGAGTTGTAAAATAGTTATTGTGAGGTAAATCACATCTCACATAATGAGACGAAAGGCTGATCTATGCGTAAGGGATTTGACAAGAGCATTATGCTTCAAGCAAGCGACGCGCCTAAAAGCGCGAACGCGAGCCGCTTTAGCGGATTGCTCGCGAGTTCGTTGCTAGTAGCATTTGGGGCAGCCCTATGCTTAATTAGCATTAAGGCGTACGATAAAAAGATTGATTCCGTTACTGATAAAGAGATTGTTCAGATTAGCGTTCAGACTTATGCAGCCCAACAAATAAAGAGTGGCAGGCAATATAGTTGCCTATCTAAGTTGTATGGTAAAGAGAGCGCTTGGCGTGTAGAGGCAGTAGGTAACTTAGGTGGTGCTCATCAAACCTATGGTATCCCACAACTAAAGAACAAACTCATGATTAAGTTAGACGCTTATACTCAAATAGATTATGGACTTAAATATATTAAGCACCGTTATAAGTTAGATGATAAAGGCTATATCAATGCGTGTGCAGCATGGGAACACTTTAATAACAAGGGTTGGCATTGAGTAAGAGCGCTTTAGGTAGTGGTAAGTGGAAGTTAATACGCTTGCGTGTATTGGCTAGAGATGGTTGGGTGTGTACCTACTGCCAAAAAGACCTGAAGGGTGCAGACGCGACGGTCGATCACATAACCTCGCGTAAGGTCGGTGGCGACATATGGGACATGGATAACTTAACCTCAGCGTGTAAGTCGTGTAATTCACGCAAGGGCAGCCGTTTTTTTAGGGGTGCTTCTACCCCCCCTGCCTTTTCAGAACCTTCTCTCCCTGAGACGGTTGGAACAAAGCCGGACTCACCTTTTCAAAAGCCATGACGACCGAACAAAAACTTTCAAAAGCCAAACGCAAACCGGCGCAACGAGGGCTAACAAAAAAGCCCATACTTGGAAACACAAAACCACGCATTCAGACCCCGCCGCTCAAAAATAAGTCTCGCATTGATGAGGTGGCTGAACTTGCAAAAAAAATTGGAATGCCTTTACTGCCTTGGCAACATTATGTACTTTCCGACATGCTTTCCGTTGATAGTGAGAATAAATTCGTGAGAAAGTCGAATTTGTTGTTATGCGCTCGCCAAGTAGGTAAGACTCACCTTGCCCGAATGCGTATCTTGGCTGGACTGTTCCTTTTTGGAGAAATGAACATAATCGCAATGTCCTCTAATAGAAACATGGCATTAGATACATTTAGGCAGGTTGCTAATACGATTGAGGATAATGATTTTCTTAAAGCGCAAGTAAGGCGCATTCGTTACGCCAATGGTCAAGAATCAATCACTTTACTAAATGGTGCTCGTTATGAGATCGTTGCAGCAACTCGAGACGGTAGCCGAGGTAAGACCGCAGATTTCCTTTATATTGATGAGTTACGCGAGATTAGTGAGGAAGCCTTCAAAGCGGCAGTACCAACAACAAGGGCAAGACCTAATTCGCAAACATTGTTTACCTCAAACGCAGGTGACGCCTTCAGCACCGTATTAAATGATTTAAGAGAAAGGGCAATGGACTACCCTTCAAAGACTTTTGGGTTTTGGGAGTACTCAGCACCATTAGCAGCAAGGCAAGACATTAGAAACCGTAAATTTTGGGCAATGGCTAACCCTGCGCTTGGTTATACCGTAACTGAGGAAGCAATCGAGGAATCGATCGCAACTAACTCAATTGAAGCCACTTTAACTGAAACTTTATGTATGTGGATTGACTCGCAAGTGTCGCCTTGGACTTTTGGCTCAATTGAAGCAACCTCAGTCTCAGATTTAGTTTTGCCAGTAGGTGCAATGACGGTGATGGCGTTTGATGTTAGTCCAAGCAAAAGAACTGGGGCATTGGTCGCCGGTCAAATCATTGATGGCAAGATTGCGGTTGGTGTAATGGAAACCTTCAGTTCTGAAGTGGCAATCGATGAGGTTAAAATGGCAAGTTCAATTCATGATTGGGCTATGAAGTACCGTCCTGTTCAAATTGCTTACGATAAATACGCAACTGCCTCAATTGCTCAAAAGTTAGAGCAATCAGGTCATAAACTAATAGATGTTAGCGGTCAAGCGTTTTATCAGGCTTGCGGAGAACTTGCGGACAGTCTTTCCAATTTGAGGCTCATTCATTCGGGTCAACCGGAATGGGTAAACTCAATGAATAATTGCGCAGCCAAAACAAATGACGCGGGCTGGAGAATTATCAGACGCAAAAGCGCGGGATGTGTCGCCGCTTCAATTAGTACGGCGATGTGTGTCCACATGTTGAGCAAACCTATCTCAGTACCTAAGATTTATGTTTAAATTGGTGCTATAATTGTCTAATGGGATTTTTTCGCGATTTAATCGGATTACAGCCTAAACCTCAAATAACTGCGCAACTTGCGCCACCGGTAGTTTCTGACCCGTTTAATTTTTATTCTCAGTTTACTCCGTTTCAATCAGTCGGACGCGAGGAAGCAATTTCTGTTCCCGCCGTCATGCGCTGCCGCAATTTAATCGCAACAACAATTGGCACGATGGAACTAAAAAGTTATTCCAAGGCAACTAAAGAGGAATTACCAAATTTACCTTGGGTTAACCAACTTTCTAAGTCTGCACCTAATACAGTAATTTTAACCGCCATTGTTGACGCATTGCTTTTCTACGGAACAGCCTATTTAGAGGTAACTGAAGTTTACCAAGATGACAACAGACCTTCAAGGTTTGATTTTGTTAATAACACTAGAGTTCAAGTTCAATTAAATAAATTAAATACTTTTGTAGATTTTTACACCGTCGATGGACGCGAAAGACCGATGAGCGGAATTGGCTCACTCGTTACAATCCAATCGCCTATTGATGGAATTTTACATGCCGGTTCAAGAATTTTAAGAGCAGCAATCGATTTAGAAAAAGCCGCAGCAAACGCCGCAGCAACTCCAATCCCTTCAGGTATTTTAAAAAATAACGGTGCAGACCTTGGAGAAAAGGAAGTCGCGGGATTATTGGCTGCATGGCGTCGCAGTAGAGCAGAAAGAGCAACTGCGTATTTAACTTCGTCTTTAGAATACCAAGCAACTTCATTTAGTCCAAAAGACATGATGTACAACGAAGCCCAACAATACATGGCAACTCAAATTAGTCGCCTCTGCAATGTTCCGGCTTACTATATTAGCGCTGACCAAAATACCTCAATGACCTATGCCAATGTCCAAGACGAGAGGCGTCAATTTGTTGCGCTATCTCTGCAACCTTATGTTTCGGCGGTAGAAGCGCGTTTTAGTATGGATGATCTTTCAGCGCAAACTCAATTTATCGCGTTTGACATGGACTCCGGATTTTTAAGAGCAAACCCATTAGAAAGATTAACAGTCATTGAGAAAATGCTTCAACTCAATTTGATTACTGTTGAGGAAGCAAGAGAAATGGAGGAATTATCACCCAATGGAAATAATTAACTTTAGTGCAGATTTAGAGGCTTCAGAGTCTCGTCGGATAATTGCTGGTAAAATTGTGCCGTTTGAAAATGAAATTGGTCAAACTTCAGTTGGTAAAGTAATTTTCGAAAAAGGTTCAATTCAAATAGATGACCCAAGTAAAATTAAATTATTGCTTGAGCATGACCCAAAATCTCCGATTGGTAGAATGAAAAAGGTTGACGAGGATGACTCAGGTATTTACGCTGAGTTTAAAGTTAGTAATACAACTCGGGGAACTGATAGCCTCATCGAGGCAAGCGAAAACCTTCGTTCCGGCTTGAGTGTTGGAGTTGAGGTATTAAAAGGTAAAAACAGTAACGGAATTTATAGAGTTAGTGCCGCTCGTCTCATGGAGGTCAGCCTTGTTCAGGCTGCGGCTTTTCCAAGTGCCGGCGTCGCTTCAGTCGCTGCGTCAAACGCAGAGGCAGAACCAACCGAAACCAAAACAGAAAATGAGGAAATTGTGGAAAACACAACACCTGATACACCTGTTGCAAGTGAGGTAGTTGAGACCCCTGCGGTTGAAGCCTCTCGCCCAACAGTAGCAGCACCAATTTATACAAAGCCACGCCTTGAGTTTTCAAAGGAAAAATTCCTAGAGAATACACTTCGTGCGCAATACTTAAATGATGATCAGGCTCGTCAATACATTGCCGCAGCCGCAGACACAACTGACAACGCAGGTTTAATTCCTACTCGTCAATTGACAGAATTGATTAACCCGCTTTCAAATGCAGACCGTCCTTCAATTTCTGCTATTTCTTCCGCAGCATTGCCCGACGCTGGTCTTGTTTTTGAAATCCCTAAATTAACTCAAGCCCCAACGGTTGCAGATACAGCCGAAGGCGCAGCACCATCAAACACTGACCAAAATGTTTCCTTCTTGTCAGTAAATGTCAAAAAATACGCGGGTCAACAGCAATTCAGCGTTGAATTATTGGACAGGTCGTCGCCTGCGTTTTTTGCTGAGTTAGTTCGTCAAATGGAGTTTGCTTATGCAAAAGCAACAAACGCCGCAGTTGCATTAGCAATTCAAACAGGTTCAACCGATGGCGGTAACCGAACAATGACAGCCGCAAACCTTCAAGATTTTATTGCGGACGCCGCAGTTAGTGTTTACACAAACACTTTAGGTTTTGCACAAAATGTAATTGTTTCACCTCAGCAATGGGGCGCAATCATGGGACTTGTTGACAATTCAGGTCGTCCTATCTTTACTGCAATTAATCCTCAGAATGCTGGCGGTGGATTAGCCGCAACCGCAATTCGTGGAAATGTTGCTGGACTTAATCTGTATGTAGATCGTGCGCTTGCAGCCGACGCAACAGGTGACCGTTCTATTTTAGTTGTTAACCCTGAGTCATACACTTGGTATGAGTCAAGCAAGTTCCGTCTTGAGACTAACTTAATAAATACTGGAGAAATTTCAGTTGCTTATTATGGTTATGGCGCAGTTGCAACAAAAGTTGCTGCTGGTGCTTATGCTTGGATGGTTGCATAAAACTTTCCTTTATAGGAATCAAGCGTGAAGGGGCGTTGGAAGCCTTCGCCCCTTCACTTTAAGAAAGGTTAAAAATGCCGGCTACCTATGTGACGCAAGCAGAACTTCGGACATTACTTGGAATCGGAACTTTATATTCCAACTCAGTTGTTGAGGAAGTGGCTCAGGCTGCCGAAAATATAGTCAAAGGCTATTTGTGGTTTAATGATTACAATGTAATCGCAAGAGAATGTACAACTACTTTAGCAACTATTTATACAGATCAAAAACATAACATACAATTAGGCGAAACAGTAACGGTAGAAAATGTAGCCGCACATTATAACGGTGGCAACAAAACAGTAACAGCAATAACAGAGTATTCAATATCTTATGCCATTAGTCATGTCTCAGCAGAAACTAAAAGAGTTGTTAGACCTTACGGAACAATTTCTGCGGCAACTAATGTTGACTATGCAACAGTTCCCGAAATTAGACAAGCGAGCGCCATGATTGCAGTCGATATTTGGCAAGCAAGACAAGCGTCAAACGCAGGTGGAATATCACCGGACTTTCAGCCAAGTCCTTATAGAATGGGCAACACGCTTACCGCAAGAATCAGAGGACTCATTGCGAATCATCTTTCACCAAGTAGTTTGGTTGGCTAAATGACAGTTGCCGTTACAACTCTCAGGTCAACACTTGCGACGGCGCTTGAAAGCGCCGGGGTGTGGCAGGTATTCGCCTTTCCACCTGCCACCCCAATTGCAAACTCAGTAATTGTTCAACCGGATGACCCTTATATTGAACCATCTAATAACATTTATTCAAGTGTTGCACCTAAGGTTAATTTTAAAATAGTAATGATCGTTCCAATGTTAGATAATCAAGGAAACTTGAATGGCATTGAGGACATGGTTGTTGGAGTGTTTAATAAATTAGCAGCCTCAACCACTTTAAAAATAAGTGTTGGCAATGTATCCGCACCAACTGTTTTGTCAGGTGTTGCCGGTGAAATGCTTACAAGCGATATGTCCGTCTCAATCATGACAAGTTGGAGTTAAACAATGAGCGAAATTATAGATGTTCCTTCCGAGGACAAGGCTTGGCTTGAAAAAGTCGGGCAAGTAGCAAAAACAGATAAGCCAAAACCAGTCTCAAAGAAAGATGAGGAA